TGCCGAGGAAATTAAGACAGGCATGGATTACTGCCGGGACAATCATCCATGGCCCCCAACGTGCGGCGAGTTCCGCGCTGCCTGCAAGTCTCGCCCGAAGCCAATGCTTGCGCTTCCGCAGCCTCCTAGAGATTCCGAGAAGGGTAAGCGCAGGATTGGTGAAATCCTCGGGATGCTGAAAAGCAAGCCGGTGGATGGACGGGCATATTGGCAGAAGGTTTTGGAAACAAAAGGACTGCCGCCGATCAGCTACGAATACGCCCACAAAGCCCTGCATAACCTAAACAATTTCACCGGGGAGCAACTATGAGCCAGATTGATCCATTCAAGATTGACTCTCCGACTTGCATCAGCTTTAGCGGTGGCAGGACTAGCGCCTATATGCTTTGGCGGGTGCTGCAATCAAATGGTGGATTGCCGAAGGAGGCGATTGTCAGCTTCGCCAATACCGGGAAAGAGGAAGAGGCGACCCTGCGCTTTGTGCGGGATTGCTCTGTGAATTGGGGCGTGCCGATTGTCTGGATTGAGTTTGAGTACAACGCAGACAAAGACAAGCAATTTCGCATCGTTGACTTTGATTCGGCGGCGCGTAACGGCGAACCCTTCGCAGAGATGATTGACCAAAACGGCAAGCCTTTCCTGCCAAATCCGGTCATGCGTTTATGCACCATTCGACTCAAGATTGAACCGTTCTGGCGGTACATGAAATCCCTTGGCTACACCGATTGGGACAACATGGTGGGCATCAGGGCAGATGAAGCGCGACGGGTTGCAAAGATTAGGAACAATCCAAGCGATGGCAAAAAAGGAATCGAAAGAACGATGCCGCTTGCCGATGCTGGAGTGACAAAGGAGATGGTTGGGCAGTTCTGGCGTGAGCAGTCATTCGACCTGGGCCTGCCAAACAACAACGGCGTGACCATGCACGGCAATTGCGATCTGTGCTTTCTCAAAAGTGGTTCGCAAATACTTTCGCTGATTGCCGAAAAGCCGCAGCGGGCTATTTGGTGGGCACAAATGGAAGGCAATGTTGCGTCCAAAGTTGGCGGGACGTTTGCAGACAACGCAAGATTTAGAAAAGACCGCCCAAGCTACGCATCAATGCTCAAGTTCACGCAGGAACAGCGCGTCCTATTTGACCCTGAGGAACCCAGCATTGAATGCTTTTGTGGCGATTAAAAAGGAAAAACCATGAGCCAGCGTGATGAACTGTTAAAAGCCCTGCAACGGGGCGAGTCCCTGACCACCCTAGACGCTCTCCAGCGGTACGGGGTGATGGCCCTGAGTCAACGAATGACTGAGCTGCAAAGGGCTGGATACCCGGTAAAATCTGAAATGATTGATTTACCTTCTGGAAAGCGGGTTGCTCAGTATTCATGGGAAGGGCAAGTGGAGTTATTTGCATGATTTGCCCTGTCTGTGAGGAACGCAACAATAAAAAGTCCCGTGAGCAGGAAAAACGCTATCACGCAATGCTGGAGGATGTGGCTAGACAATGCCATCATTTAAATGAGAATTTTAATCAGGACGACTGGAAACGCCTGTGCGTTGATATTTTCCGCAAGGATTCAATGAGCGATCCAAGACTGGCGGCGTATTGGCGCAAGAACGGATTTCGATTAGTTCCCTCATTGGATGGCACTGGATTAGTAATGCTCGGGACTCAAACCCGCAATTTTCCTAAATATGTGGCAAGCGCATTTGTTGAGTGGCTTTACGCATTCGGGGCTGAACGCAATGTAATCTGGACTGACCCTACAAAACCACCGTTAGCCGATTACCACGGAATAGCGGCATGACTAAAAACCAAAAAGCCTTTCAAGACCGCGTAAGGGCGCTAGGCTGCATCGTCTGCCACGGTGAAGGGGTAGATAGCCCTTGCGACCTGCATCACCTCCTGCGCGGTTCTAGGCGCATTAGCGAGGATTCTGTGATTGGTTTGTGTCCTATGCACCACAGAAGCGGATTAAATACGGAAGAATTTGTAAGCAGACACCCCTGGCGGCGGGAGTTTGAGGCTCGGTACGGCACTGAAGATGAATTGTTGCAGAAAACGAGGGAACTATGCGGCGTGCTGCCCGAGTAGATGGGAATCATTCTCAAATGATAGATGCATTCCGATCGCTGGGGTGTAGCGTTCTGTCTCTGGCTGTGATGGGCAAGGGTGTGCCTGACTTGCTGGTGTCGATTCAAGGTAACACATGGCTGGTTGAAATCAAAATGCCAAAAGGCAAACAAACCGCCGATCAGATTGAATTTGCAAAGCACTGGCAGGGGAAAATGGCGATTGCGAGGAACATAGAAGAAGCGCAATCAATCGTTGCACAAATGAAAACAAAGGATGAAAAATGCATACCGCGAATATTGTTGAAATATTGAAGTCAACGCCGAACGTCAATGCTGAATACCTGGCTGCGACTTTGAATGTTAAAAAAGCTCAGATGCGTTGCACTCTCAATTATTTGTACCGGCGCAAGATTGTTGCTCGTGAACTAATGCCGTATGAAACCCGCAAAGCAGGACGTAAAAATGTGTATGTTTATCGGCTTGACGAGTGCAAAAATTAAGAATAATCTGGAAATATTGGAGAAATGGGAATAAATATGGCTGATAACGCTGACGCGGCAAGTTTCGTTTCTGTGTTGTTTCACTCGGGAACCAATGCCCATTTCATGCATTTGCAGACCGATAGCTTCGCGGTGCATTCGGCGCTTGATACTTATTACCATGAGATCATTGATCTAACCGACGCTTTTGCAGAGGCTTATCAGGGGTGCTACAAGGTCATTACCAATTATCCAAATACATTCCACAGCGAAACCGACCCGGTTAAGTATCTGACTAAGATCAGCGACTTTGTGCGGGACTTCCGTGTGCATCTGCCGAAGGATACGCAACTGCAAAACCTAATTGATGAGATTGCGGCGTTGATTGATTCAACCCTTTATAAGCTGCGGTTTCTTAAATAATGCCAAACGCCGGACAATTTAAAAAAGGGGACAAAAGGCCCGGAGCTGGTCGCCCCAAAGGATTGCAGAACAAAACAACTATTGCAGCAAAGGAGGCTATCGCTCGTTTTGTTGATGGAAACGCTGACAGGCTTCAGGGATGGTTGGATGAGATAGCAGCAGACCAAGGGCCAGCGGCTGCGTTTAAATGCTTTTCAGACTTGCTTGAATATCACGTTCCGAAGCTGGCTAGAACTGAAGTGACCGGGGCCGACGGTGGCCCACAAGAACTAAAAATCACATGGCAGTCCGAGAAATAGAGATACCGTATGCGCCCCGCAAAGCGTTCATGCCTTTCCACAACAGAACGCAGCGGTGGGCGTGCCTCGTCGCACATAGGCGGGCAGGTAAAACCGTGGCGGCTATCAATGACATTATCCGGGCGGCGATTACCAGCAAAGACCCGATGCCATTGTTTGCGTTTGTTGCGCCGTTCCGCAGTCAGGCAAAGTCAGTCGTATGGGATTATCTCAAGCATTACTCGCAGCCCATTGCCGCCGACAGCAACGAGGCAGAATTGACCGTGACCCTTATAAACGGAGCCAAGGTCAGATTGTTTGGCGCTGACAATGCCGATGCCATCCGGGGATTGGGATTCTCGGGCATCTACATGGACGAATTTGGAGACTTTAAGCCGAGCGTATGGGGTAACGTCATTCGTCCTGCGCTGTCTGACCGGCAAGGATGGGCTGTGTTTGGTGGTACGCCAAAGGGGAAAAACCAGTTCTGGGATAAACGCTCAACCGCTAACAGACTCAAAGACGAATGGTTTTTGCTGGAACTTCCTGCAAGTCAATCAGGATTATTGCCGCCAGGGGAACTGTCCGCAGCCCGCGCTCAATTGAGCAAGGATCAGTACGATCAGGAGTACGAGTGCAGTTTTGAGGCAGCAATTCTAGGGGCGTTCTATGGTCAAGACCTTAGAGAAGCCACAGAAGAAGGCAGGATCACACAGGTTGATTACCAGCCCGAGGTTCCTGTGTACACGGCGTTTGACCTCGGTTATAGAGACGATACGGCGATCTGGTGGTATCAGGTCATCCGCAACGAAATTCATGTGCTGGATTACTATGCAGTCAGCGGAGCAAATATCTCTGAGATTTGCGCGGTGGTCAAATCTAAAGCTTACAAGTACGGCAAGCATTACCTACCCCACGATGCCCGAGCCAAAACCCTAGCCTCTGGCGGCAAGTCTGTTATTGAGCAGATGGCAGAGCATCTAGGTATCAACAACATGGCGATAGTCCCCGATCTGGGGGTGCAGGATGGCATCCAAGCAGTCAGGCAAATGCTCCCCCAGACATGGTTTGACGAGGAGCGATGCTTTGAGGGCATTGAGGCTTTACGTCAGTACCAGCGGGAATACGACGAGGATAAGAAGGCGTTTAGACAGACACCGCGACACGATTGGACAAGCCATCCAGCCGATGCAATGAGAATGCTGGCGATTGCGTGGCGCATCGAGCCGAGAGTTAAAGAACCCGACACGCACCGGCCCTTGATGGTTGGGCCAGAGAACACAGTAACCCTTAACGACATGTGGGCGACCCACAAAACCAACAGGAGCAGCAGATTATGAGTGGCGTATCCAATCCCTATCGTTATTTTTATGAGCATGTTGCAGCATCACAATCAGCGCAGGTATTAGGGCCAACAGGCGCAGTTGGTGACTACTTGCATCGCATTGTCTGCACAGTCACAACTGGCGCAACTGGTAATGTTGTGATTGTTGACGGCACTGGTGCTGGTATTCTTACTCATACCGTTCTACCGGCTAGTGCATCCGTAATACCAGGCGTGTACAACATTGAATTAAATGCGGTATCGGCTAATGGCGCTTGGAAGATTACCACTGGCGCAGGCGTTGAAGTGATGGCTGTCGGAATATTCTCGTAATCATGGCTACCAAAGCCGGTTTGTACGCCAATATTTTAGCCAAACAGGAACGCATCAAAGAAGGTTCTGGCGAGCGTATGCGTAAGCCTGGAAGCCC